TCAAGTATCCTGCCGCTGGTCCCTGTCGCGGCAGTTGAGAAGGTCGACCAGATCGTCGGCCTCTTCGATCGGCATGTCGATCAACGGGACGCCGACCTCGACAACCGGCAGCCCCGTGAACACATCGATGATGTCCCAGGTGCCTTCAGGTGTCTTCTCAATGTCGTAACGTTGAGTCATAGGGTGCAGGAGAAGATTAGTGGGTGCAGGAGAAGATTGGCGCGTTTACTCGGTTATCGCTCGTTTGGGCTCCGGGAATGCGGAAACGGCTCCCGCCCGGCCTGATCAAGCGCCTCAAGCAATGGGACAAAGGTGCTGGGCAGTCGTGGGTCGACGGCAAGATTCAGCATGCCGTGCAGATGCCGGCGATAGTCTTCGGAACGCAGCAATTCCCTTACCGCGTAGGCAACAGACTTCCCTTGTCCTGTGTCAAACTCTGTCATGTCCGGGGTTCCAGTAGCTTAGCCCGAAACTCAGCCGCTCCGAAATGGTTCCAGCGATCTTGTTGAACGTGATTGGCCCCTCGCTGGCGAGGGGATTGCCGCTGGCCGGGTCGCGGCAGCTATGCTGTGGATTTCGCACGGCGCTGATTTGCGCCACGGACCTGCCGCCAAGGCGGCTTTTTTACCAGTTCCTCTACACAGAGGATTGGTTCTTCGACTGACGGTCGCTGACGACCGGCCTACAACCGCCAATCTCCAACGTCTGCGATTCGCCGAAAGCCCCCGCGCCTTCTTCATCCTAGGGCGAAGCAAGGAGCGAAGCGACGCGGCGCAGACCCTACCGAAGTGGCGGGTGTTTGCAGCGCAGCGACAAGGCGTGCCTCCAGTATCAGATTTTTCGGTGGCAGAAGGTGGCTTGACGGCCCTTGGCTGGCGGCTGAAAAGGACTGGCCTGCGGACGTGGCGGAATTGGTAGACGCAAGGGACTTAAAATGCGGCTCAAGGCATCCCGATGTGTCCGCACCAGTCACGACAAGCCCGGTTTTCCGGCCTTTGTTTGATCCCGATTGCTGTTTGCGTACCGGCACGTCCTCGGCCTTCATCGCCAGTCCGGTGCCAATCGCGGTGCCAAAAAGATAGGCCCGCCGCGCACATCCTGCGACGGCGGGCTGCCGGGATGTCAGACGGCGAGCGATTCGAGGAACCGTTGCGCCCGCTCGGTGTCGACGGCGTCGGCCAAGTGCCCACCACGATCGATTACAGAGGCGAGGTAGAGCGCCTTGGCGGCGATCTCGCCCATATTCGTCGGCCTGTAGCTCAAGATCGCCTCGAGCGCCTGGTCCTCGGCTTTCTCAGCCGCCTCTAGCTTTTCTTCGGCGGCCCACAGCCCGGCGGCCTCGCGCATCGCCCTTTCCTCGGCGTCGTCGCGCCGCTCGTCGTCAAACGCCTCGTCGAGCCGGCGGTAGGTTTCGTATGACGCATCTTTTGCCGCGCAGGCGGCCTCGTGGACGTTGAGCAGCTGCTGCAGGTCCGCTGGCGCCTCGGAGAGGCCTAGCGCGTGTCCTGGGACCGCTGCGGCTGGAATGGCGACCATCGCGCCTATAACTGAACGTCGGGAAATCGAGGGCATGCCTTCGGCGGCTGCCCGAACTGAGTTCGGCATTGATTATTCCCCCTGGGGTCGACAGAACAGGATTGTTGTCGCACCGGAGAAGTTGCTGCGTCGTTCAGTTCGTGTCAATATGTTTCATATAGTTCTACTGAAAATAATGGGGATGATTAATGACGCGTGAACAGTGCCGTGCCGCCCGAGCGCTAATTGGCTGGTCGCAGCAACAGCTGGCCGACGCAGCGGCGATCGGTGTCGCCACGATCCGAGTTTTCGAAGCGGGGGGATCGGAACCGCGAAGCGCAACCCTTCAGGTGCTTAGTCTCGCCCTGGAGTCCGCCGGCGTGGTGTTTTTGGGCGATGGCACCTGCGTTGAGGGCGGGCCAGGCGTGAGGCTCCGGAGCGTTGCACCAGCAGCTTCATGAGCTTTCGGAGCCGGCTCGACGACCTGCCGCTCTTCGCCAGCGACTTGGAGATCGCCGAGGCAGTCGTAGGGAAGAGGTATGCGAAGGAATGGGCCCAAACACGGCTCCCAACGCTAGCGGGCAAGACGGGGTTTCCTCCAATCGATCCCTTCCATGAAGGGCGCCCGGTGCCGTTGGTGAGGCGTTTCTACGAGAGCTATCTGGGGCTCGGCGGCGTTGGCGCACCGCAAGGCGCTGCGGACCCAGCGGCCTGGAAATCCGCGATCCGGGGCAAAAGAAAGACCTAACTGGAGGGGTGGCTTTCCACAGATTCGGTTCAACAGAAGTCCCTTCCGGGGGAGAGGCGGCTTGCGTTTACCCGCAGCCGGCGCGATGCTGCCCGCCGTGGCGACCGGGGACAAACGAGGAGACTTGCCAGGGAGCGCACATGAAGCCCGGAATTATGGAAGACGTCCCGTGGGCGGACGCCATCACGGTTTACGACAAAGAGAATTTCACCATCTACTGTCAGATCCTCAACTACTGCGCCGACGACGCCAGCATAGAGGAGATGGCCGAGCGCATTCTCGGCATTGATCCCGTCCTTGAACCGGTCCGCGCGCGCAACGCTGTTCGCAGCCATATCGACCGGGCGAACTGGATGGTGACAACCGGTTCCAAGCACCTGTTCGCCGGCTGACAAGGGATCTGTTCGAACTCGCCGAAGGCCGACGCGTAGGGACCCACGACGCCTTCTCCGCGATCGCAAGCCGGTCGCCCGGGGTGTTGGACCCAGGCGGCCTTAGCCCAAATTTTCGCGATCAGACCTGACCGCGACCGCCGATCAGCCTTTACCTCGGCTTCGACGCGATCGCCTTGCGTTTGAAGGAATCGATAGCTTTGGTTGCGATGGCAGGTTTGATTTTGCCGATGCGCGCTTGGCCAGTTAGGTATTCTGGCAGGTGACTTCCGATGTAGGTCTCACGGAACCATTTGCGAAATTCGCCCAGCGCCTCGTCCGGATAGCAGTACGGGGTCTGCGGGTTTGACGGCGCCTGCGGGAAATAAACCGGGTAGTCGTGAAGGTACTTCTTCCGCGGCCCGTGGAGAATTTCGAGGTCCTCCGCGATCCAGTATTTCGACCAGCGCTGGCCAACACTGATGTCCGGAACGATGTGAGGGCCGACGTCGACGCCAGCGTTAATCATGGGAACGATCATGCCGGCGATCTCCTGATAGACGCTGAAGTACCCAGCCGGCACGGCGTTTGCGACGAGGCTGACCCGATCATGGAACTGCTGCCATGCCAGGCTAACTTTGCCATCGGGGTTGTATCCGACCTGAGCGTAGACGAAGTCTGAGAAGCCCTTTTTCGCGAGAATGCGATAGCTGCGAAGAGCGTGTGCGTTGTCGGTCGACACCTCGAAAGCGTAGTACTCAAGAACAGCCATGCAGACATGGGCAGGAATGGCGTGGTGGATTGTGCCATTTTTCTTGACCGCATGGAAAAAGACCGTGTCATCAAAGCCTTGAGCCTTGATGAGGTCGCGGATCTTCTTCTCTCTCGCCTTTACGGATCCGTCACCCCACTCGCTTGTGAGCTTCACAAGTGTCGTGTGATCGATGCCGCACATACGAGCCAGACCGCGCAGGGTCAGGAAAGGTGTGCCATCGCCGAGGACGCCCATACCGACGCCATCGACCTCAGCTTCCACAACGATTTCAAGATCGAAGGTGAGCTGACCGTTGGTGGTGGTCAAACTGCTATTGTTTGTCAATTTATCTAGCCTTTTCAGTTGGTTGAAGTGGTGATCAACCTGGCTAGAAAAGTTCGCCCTAAACATTACATTCAGGGGTGTCACCGAACGGCCCAGCCAAGCTGTTGGTCCGCTCGCAAAGCCGCCGCCCTTGCCGGGGAAGCGGCTTTTTTCTTCGGTCCGACTCTAATATAGCTTCAAACCAGGATTTCTCCAGTCAAAGCCATGTGGGCGCTCATCGATTTTTTCGGTTTTGATGGGGCCGCGATGTCGGACAGTCGCCCGGCCTTGATCAGCCGGCGATTGGGCACGCCCGCGCGGCCCTCATGTAACGATGCGCCGTGTTCTCACTGATGCCCGACTGCTCCCGTAGCCAAGGTCCGAAGTGGCCCCATGGGAGCTCGCCTTTCTTGGCGAGCAGCTCCCGGCCGAGGGCGAGCTTTTCCGCTGCGGACAAGCGGGCGCCATGCTTGAAAAGTGGCCGTCCCTTCTCAACCTCGCTCTCGTTTGCTCGGCGCACGGCCGCTGGCCCGGCCTGGCGGCCTGTGAGGCTCTCCCGCATCCGGCGAGCCTGCAGATAGAGCATGCCGGCCAGGGCATGGCGCTGCGGGACGATCGACCGCAGTTCGTTGGCGATCGCCATTAGCGGCCCGAGCGGCATCTTGTCGAACATTTCCAGGAAGGCCGTCGCATCAGCCTCGACGAGGTCGGCACAAGCGAGCACTAGATCGCTGATCGCCCAAAGAGACACCTCATCGATCAGAGCCTGGTTGCCCCGCCCTTGGGCGAGGACGCACAGCACGATGCGCGCGTGCGCCTCGCCGTGGCGATCGATGATGCGGCGAATCGTAGCCACAGCCCGAGTTTGACCCGGCTCCGGATACACGTGCCTGTCAACGATCTCGACGTCGAACTCGTCGCACAAAGCCTTGACGCGAGGATCGATCATGCGGCCGCGCTGTCGCCTGCCGCCTTGATCAGGCGCCGCCGCCTGGCGTTCTCGCGGCCCTTGCGCGCGATCTCGGCGCGCTTCTGCTCCGCCGCGGCTTCCTCGGCCGACAGCTTAGGAATGATCCTGTCCGGGCTCGCCAGCAGCCACAGCAGCGCCGTCGCCATCGCCTGCTGTGTCGTGCAACCTGGCTTCACGAATTGCGCCCACGCGCGGACCTGGCCGAGGTCGATGGCGTCGAACATGCCGGCGTGGATCTCGACCAGGCTGGAGAGCACGACGGCCGAAACCGCGGTGATGGTGTCCATCTGCAGCTCGGCGGCGTTGCCGTTGCTCTCGACGATCAGCCGCAGCACCAGGCGGAGATGATCGGCACCATGGGCCTGCCCGATGCGCTTCAGTGTCTTCGGGCAGAAGCAGACCCTCGGGCGTCCGCCCATAGCGCCGTGCAGTGCAGGTTTCAGGATGCGGATGCCGCATTGCCCGGCTACCAGGTGAACGTCACAAGGCTGCCGGCGGGAGACGCGAGACTGAGGCATCGCGCAACTAGCCGAGCGCCGGACCTTCAATCATCCATTCGTCGGTGCCGATCTTTTCGAGCGTCACGTAGCCGTACTGATATGCGATCGAGCCGACCGGGTCGATCTCGGTGACCTCGACCCAGAAATTTGACCGAGCAGCAATGATGTCGACCGAAGTGTCTGTTTCGACCTGTAGGGCTGCATCGAAATAGGTCGTGCCCGCTACAACGGGCACAGACCCGGAGCCGAAGTTGATCGACGCTGCTGACACGCCAGCCTCGAAGATCGAACTGACTGCCCCGTCGAAGTCCTTCGACCCGTCCTTGCGCAGCGCGAGAAATCCCCAAAAATCGGCGGAAAAATTTGCCGCTCTTACGACTGCCCCCGCATGGACACGAACGATGCCTGATCCGCTCGGGATACTAAGCCGCGTATTGTTGCTCGAATTGTCATGGAAGGCGTCGGTGTCATAGACCTCCGCGTCCCACGGCACAGCGGTTTCTGACGTGTAGTTGGCTCCGGTCTGGTCGGTCGCCCGCTTGACCATAGCCTTCATGGGACGGTTCGGCTTGATCCCGGTCGGCTTGTGCAGCGTCACGTCGCCGTCGACCGGCGCGATCGTCGGCAGGCCGGCGCCTTTGCGCACGCAACGGATGCGCGTGCCGATCGGGAATGCGATGACAGAGTTCTTCGGAATCGTGACCGCCTGCGCCGAAGCCCGATTGAAGATCACCGACTGATCGGCGTCGGCAAGCGCGAAGGTGTAGGTGGCGCCTGTTTGCTCGTTCTGCGGATTGAGCACCGGCACCGAAGCCAGCATGTCGCGCAGATCCTGTGCCGAGATATTGCCGGCAGCGTTGTCGGCAAAGAGTAGCGCCAGTGCTGAACGGGTTCGAACAGTATCGACCATTGGTCAGTTCCTTATCTGTTGAAGGCGGATGAAAAGGCGGACGAAAAGGCGCCCGCCGCGACAGCTTGCGCGGCCGGTCGGGAGACCTGCAGGCCGAGCCCGAGCCCGAGACGAAGGCCAGGCATCAGCGTTGGCCCTTCATGAGTTGCGCGTCCATGGCATTTTCCTTTCGTTGTTTCATAGCGGCCACCATGCCAGCGCGAGCACGACGCCAGCAGCCAGGGCGAAGGCCAGCCAGGCAATCATGCCGAACCGTGCGTTTCCGCCTGGCCGAGCTGGCGCTTCACCATCTCGTCGAGAGTGCCCATGACCTCAGTGAGGAACTGCTGCGCATCCGGCAGAGCAATCCGCACAACCGACCCGTCAGGCCGATCGAAATGAAACGCCAGCCACTGGCCGTCCATGGACGTGCCGACCCAAAAGCCGCTGCATTCGGCCGCCTCAAAGCTCCCGAACTGCTCTTTGAAGTCCAGCCGGTTCTGCTCGGCCTGCGATTCGAATTCGGGTGGCGGCACCCACCATTTCTCGGGAGTGGTCATCTCCGCAGTGCCTTTCTGCCGGTCGAGAGCAGGCCTGATTGGACCGCCGCGCTGCGCAGTCGGTTCAGCGCGATGTTGCCAATCGTCATGTCGTCGATCACCTCGCCGCCCGGAAGCTGGAGCATGAACGGCGTCCGGTCGCTGCTTGAGGAAGATCCCGCCAGGGCCGGCACCATGCCGCCGGCGGCCAGCCTCGGGATCGCCAGCTGTGACATCGAGCGGTTGAGGCCATCAGCCAGGCCGCCGACGCTGAAGCCGCGCAGACCCTGCAATGACGGCAGGAAGCCGTTGTTCAGCTTGTGGAAGAAATCGACGCCGAGCTGCCTCACCACTTTTGCTTGGATGACAAATTCGCCAGCACTCAGCCGCGCCAAGATCGAGTCCGTACGCGGACCGCCAGGACCGCGAACAGAGCCGCCGCCGGCGAACCCTTGCGTCGACCCGCCACCGCTCGACCCACCGCCGGCCGAAGCCTGCGCCCGCAGCGCCTTCGCCTGGGCAACCGCCTGCCGCAGGGCGGCGATGATTGAATTGATCTCGGAACGGATCTGCCCGGCCAGGCTGCGAATGACCGAGGTCAGGTTGCCGAACCCGCCCTGAATGAGCGAGCCAAGCCCGGAGAAAATCTGTGAGAAGATCGACGGCAGCTGCTGGAAAGGCTGGGCAACGGCGGTTGCTGCCTGTTGCGCGCCGCTTGTGTCGATGCCGGCGAGCGCCGAATTCAGGCCGCCGACGGCGTCGGTCGCGGCCTGCGGCAGCCGGTCAAGCTCGGTGATGACGCCGTCCACGCTCTCGGTGAGAGCCGCAGCGAGCCCACCGCCGGCATCCACTGAACCGATTGCGTCGTTCAGTCCGCCTGCCGCAGCTTCAGCCGCCGGCTTGATGCGGTTTACATCAGCGATGATGCCATCGACGGCCGGCGTGATGGAATTGGTCTTGAGCGAATCCGGCACTGTCCGGATGTGGCTGGCGATGTCGTCGGCAACCGCCTTAACCTTCGACCCCGCCGTCTCGGCACTGGCGGACACATCATCGAGCGCCTTTTTGGACTCCTCGACGCGCTTGGCGACGCCATCGACGACGTCGAAGACTTCCTTGGTCAGTTCGCCGGTGCCGCCGCCACGAGTGACAGTGATCTGATGGCCGAGGTTTTCGACCTTCTTGGCGGTTTCGTCGATTGCTACGCCGGCATCCTTCAATCCTGATGCGAAGCTGTCCTTGGTCTTCCCGGACAGGCGTTCGATTGCCGCCTGGGCTTCTTGAGCCGAGCCGGTGAAGACGGTGAAGACGTCTTTTGCCTGCCCAACCGCCGCCTCTGTGTCGCGAAGGGTGTCCGCGGTATTCAGCAGGGCAAGCGCGTACTCCTTGATCGGCGCGGCGTTTGTCGAACCGGCGATCGATTGAATCTTCTTCTTGAATTCATCGACATCGCCGCCCGTCGTGATGAACTCTTTCGAGAGATCACGCAGGGCTTCCGCCTGCTTGAGATCGTCGCCGGTCAGGTGCGCAACGCCCGTGCCGACCGACAAATCCTGCAAAGCCTTGCGGGCCTCGCCTGCAGCCGCAATCACGTCCTCAAGATTGGCGGTGACCTGGAGCAACGTGGCGTGTTCGATGGTGTCCGCCCAGTTTTCGGCTGAACCTTTCGCTTTGTCATAGGCCGCCTTCACGTCATCGACAATTTTCCTGTGCGCGCCCATCGCCACAGTCACCTGATCGGCGCTGTCCGCCCAAAGGCCAAGGGCACCCGAAATCGCCGCCAGGCCCGACAGTATGGCGACGATAGGATTTGCCCGAAGAAAGAGCAGCGCTGTGGCAAGCCCACGAACGGCACCAGCCAGCAACGCGGCACCTTCAAGCGCAATGCCGAACGCCCGCGTCATCAGGCCAAGACCGAGAAGCAGCGGGCCGATGGATGCCACGACGCCGCCGATGATGGTGCCAAATTTCAGCATCTCCGGGCTTACTTTGGCAAGCTCCTCGGTCCACTCGGTCAGTTGGATGACGATGTTCGTCGCGAAATCGAGAAAGCCGGAATCGCCGATAGCGATGCCCAGGTTGTTAAGCGCCTCGATCAGCTTACCAAGTTCCCCGTTGAAGCCCTTGACGCGCGTTGCGGCGATCTCGGCGGAATCCGTGTTCTTCAGTTTGGCCATCATATCGTCGATGCCCTTACCGCCCTGCCTCATGAGCGCGATCGCCGTTCGAAGGGCATCCGTGCCGAAGATGGTGCTTACCGAATCGTTTAGGTCTTCCTGCGATAGCTTGCCGAGCTTGTCCTGAAGCAGCTGCGCGATCTCCGACATCGATTTCATTCGGCCGGATGCGTCGAAGAACCTCAGGCCGAGCTTCTCCATCGCCGCCGCCGCTGGCGCCGACTGCGGCACCAACCGTGTCAGGAAGGTCTTGAAGGACGTGCCAGCATCAGAGCCCGAGGCGAAGGACGATGCCGTGGCGGCAATTACTGCGTTGAACTCTTCGAACTGAACGCCAAGCGCGCCGGCCGCACCGCCGGCTTGACCAATGGCGAGCCTGTAATCGTCGAAGCTCAGTTTCGATTCGATGGTGGCGCCGGTGATCTGGTCGACGATGGCCGGAAGCTGCGAAGCGCTGAGCTTGAACTGATTGATGACGTCGCCGACGACCGACGCGGAGGATGCGAGGCCGGTATCGTTCGCAGCCGCGAGGTCGACCATCGCCCTGGCGGCACCGCCCATGATGGTCTGAAAGTCGAGACCGACCTTAGCCAGCTCGGTCATGCCTTCGGCGGCCTCGGTGGTCGAAAAGACCGAGGCAACGCCAAGTTCCTTCGCCTTGGCCCTGGCATCTTCCAGCGCCGCGCCGGCGACGCCGGCATTGACGGCAAAGCTGTTCATCGCCTTCTGGAAATCGCCGGACACCTTGAGAATTCCAGCGCCAACGCCAACGATAGGGAGCGTCAGCGATGTCGTTAGCGTCCTGCCGACGTTCTGGATAGCCTTGCCGGCTTCGTTGAACGACTGGGCAAGCGACTTGATCTGAGCCTCGGCCTGCTTCAGCGAATTGAAGAAGCCCGGCGACAAGCCCTTCGTCTGGGCCGCCGCATCCTGTAGTTCCTTGAACGCCTTGCGGCCAGCGGCGCCGAACTCTTCTAGCTCGCGCTTGAGTTCCTTGCCGCCGTCCAGCTCTATGCGTTGTTTGATCGTCGCGGCCATCGGGTCTACTCTCCCATTTTTCTCAGAAGTGCATCGAGCTCGTCGTGGGCCTCTACCCAAGTCGTCAGCTCGTGCTTCTTGAGGAATTCGCGCTGGCGATCCACCAGGCCTAATACCAGGGCTGCGATTGCCTGCAGCTTGCTTTTGAACCCGGTTTTGTCGAAGCCCTCGCCGAGGTCCAGCGAGGCCTTCGTTTGATCGCCAAGTTTATGAACCTCGGCGACGCCGCGCTTGGCGATGTTGGCAGCCTCGGCCTTCATCGCCTCCCATGAACCGCGGTCGATCAGCTTCGCACCGCGCTCCGCGATGCGGAGGACAATTGCCGCCGTTTCCGCAATTACCCGAGCATCCTCCGATGCCGCCGGCAGCGCGCCTCGTCTCGCGATCTCGGCGGCGACGTCGCGCGCCCCGCGTCTCGCGTCCTCTATCTGGCGGGAGATATCATCGGCCACGGCGTGTTTCCTTCTCCGCGCCGATCGGCCGCCGCATCCAATCGTCGTTGGTGTTCAAGCGGGGATCATCGTCGTCGACGCGGACCTTGCTGATCACGAGTTCGGCGAACTCAAACGCTTTCGCCAGGTGCCGGTCGAAATCAAAGACAGGTGCATCATCGAGGAGGGTTGCGAGGTGGCGTGAGAGATACGCCCGGCAGTCATCCTGGAGCAGCTCCAGCCGATCGCGTTCACGAAGGCGGGCGGCGCGGTCGACGATGTGCCGAGAGGCCATGCCGGGCAGCAACTGCCAGGCAACCATGATTTGCCCGACGAAGATGTCGGCCTCATCCTCGGCATCTTGCCGTCTGACCAACTCGCCGGAACTACGGGCGAGACGCAGCTCGACCTCGGCCGCCCTAGCGGTTCGCAAGCGTTCAGTTGCGGGATCACCTCGACGTTGAGCGGCGTCAGCAGCGCGGTGCGCGATGTAGGCCTGCACGGTTGCCGGCGGGTCGAAACGCCCGCGCCCGAGCTTCGGCAAGACGCCAGCCGCGACGAGCTGGTTCAGCCGTTGAACGGTGACGCCGAGTAGAAACGCCATCGCCGACGAGCTCAAAGCAGGGATCTGATTACCAGCGGTCATTTTGAAAGTGAAAGCCCATTTTCAAAATCTCCAAATATTCAACAAAAATGGCCTCAGCCGTCCCGCATACAGTTTGGGGCTATGGAAGGACCCAATGCCCGGGGGGCGTCCCTGCAGCGGCGGCGGGCAATGGGGAATGGTTGCAGCCCTGCCGATCTTGACCCGCCGTTTGAAGACTGGCCGCGCGGCCAACGATGCGAAAGAAGGAGATCGGCTTGTCGGTGTTGGGCCGGCTGCGTGGCCCTCAAGGAGGATCGCATCGCTCATTTCGTGATGGCCGCCCGTTGCTCCATGCTGCTCCGGATGCGCGCGGCCTCGGCGACGCCGATCCCGCCCGCGGTGGCTCCATCGAAGCGCACAGGGTACGTCGCCATGCCACGCACCTGGGCGCCAGGATCGGCGCCGATGGTGACGAAGGACACCTCATAGGGCGTCCACCGCTCGACGACGTGCTGCTCTACTGCCTTGCCGGCGGCCTCGATGATGCGCACTCGGTCGACGCTGTAGCCGACCGACACGTTCTTGATGATCCTGTCTGCGACCATGCCGAACATCCGATCCGCGCGTTCGTCGATCCCGGCCGACGGGAACCGCACGATGGCCAGACCTTCCTTGCCCTTGATCCATGCGCGCTCGACCACGGCGACCTGTCCAGCGGTGCTGTAGGCGCCGTGGCTGTCGAGCACGGCGGCGCCGGCGTTCAGCCGGGTTAGGTCGATCGCATCGGGGGAGACGGTAAGCGTTTCGTCGAATGGAACGGCGGTGTCCCAGCCCGTATACCTCTGGCGTCGAACTGTTGCGCCGGTAGTGAAAACCAGCGTCACCGTCCTGGTCTCGACGTCGATCGCGCCGGCGCCGATAGCCTGCAACCGCGTCTGCAGCGGTAATGCATCCGGCAATCGGCGAGTGGCGACGGAAAGTGTTCGACTTGCAGGCCCTTCCTCGATGATCCTGCGGACGTCATCACCGGTGATCGTCTCGCGCACCAACAACTCGGCGGCGACGCGTTCGATCAGCGACCAGTTCTCGCCGACAAGCGCTTCGGCTTTGGACACGATCCTGATGCCGATATCGACCATCTCTCGCCGGGTCGGTGCCATGCCGAACTGTTCGAAGTAGTAGGCTCGGATCGCCGATCCCATGTCGTCGCGATCGACCATGCTGCCACGGATCGCCTCGCCTACGTCGAGCAATCGACGCGACGCACATTCGGCGGCAGCGGCGATGACCGCAGTTGCATAGGGGGCCGTCATCCTGGAAACTTGGCAGTAACCATCGGCGCCGCCTCGGGCGAGCGACGGCTTGATCGTCACGTCGCCAACGGCCGCGCCGAGGCGAATGGCGGCGATGGCGTGGGCGGCCTCGTGGCAGGCCGTCGCGCGGAGCTGGTCGGCCGACTGAGATGATGTAGAGACCATTTTCATGCTGCTTCCTCCCCGGCCTGATCGTCGTCGAGGATCGTCTCCTTGACGACACGTTGGCGGTCCGCCCGCTTGTCGACAGGCTTCTGCGTCGAGGTGGTGCGGCTGGCCGCAACGGCCTCGACTACGCGGTGACACTGCTGACCGATCGAGGTTACCAGGCCGTCAGGTCCGCACGGTGCCCACAGGTCGGCGGCGCCAGCGGGAAGAGCGGGTAGACGGATGGCGGCTGCGAGCGGGGTCACCTGGTCGGCGCCCTGCGCCTCCAGAAATACCGTGCGCAAGACGGTTTTCTTTTCGACCGGGTAGCGGCGAGGCTGGCCCTCGTTCCTGATGTCGACGACGAGCTCGCCAGTGCGAGCTGCTGCTCCCACGATAGCTTTGATGTCGGCGACTAAGCCGTTGTCGTCAGATTTGATGTTGCCGATCTGGTTGTCCTGGACAGCGCCCCATGCGGCAGCGGCGCCTGTGTAGAACCACTTTTCGGTTCTCTCCTCGCTTACGATCTCGCGTGGCGCGCCGCCGAGGCCTCGGGCGATATGTTCGGCCGAGCGCAGGCTCGTCTCACCGATGGGGAGCTGCTTGTTTGCGGCTTCGACCGCGACCTCGGCGGCAGCAACGGTTTCGATGATGTCGACGATTTGCCTGGCGAGCCCGGGATATTTCGCCAATGCTTTTCCGGCCTCGACGGTGGCAGCCTTTGCGGCTTCGAACCGCTGCCGGCGTTCGACTTCGATTTCCTCGGTGGTGATGTCGGCGAGCCGGTGCTCGAGCTCGCGGCGCATCGCGATCGAGCGCTCGATGACGCGATTGGCGGCGGTGATGCGTTCCTCGATGGCCGCCAAATCCTTGTCGTCGCCGCTGACCAGCAGATCCCGGCGTTCCGCCTCGAGGTCCTCGGCCGCACGTTCGGCGGCGTCGATGTCGAGTTTCGCGAGCGCGGCCTCGATTTCCTGGCGGCCGGTCTTCGGCTTACGGATCGTTGAAAGGAGGGATTTGAGGTCCATGTGGTCGCCTTCGTGAGTTGAGGGCGAGAATGGTGCGTCCCGCAACGCGAGTTCGCAACAGCCCGGAAATCCGGCCTTTCCTGATCGACAACGCGAGTGCGCGAGTTGAACGCGAGTAGTTTTCAGCGTCTCTTTCGTGAGTTGATTCGGGCTTTGATGCGTTCGACCGCCACAAGCCAGCGCCCTGTGTCGACGTCCTTTTTTCCGCACTCGTACGAGCGCGCCCAAAACCGGATTGTATCCTCCAATATACCAAACCTGGATGCGGCCTCGGCAACCTCGAGCATCGTCTCGCCGGCGAAACTGTCGACGACGGGATGATCCGCGTCCCGCATCGCGCGAAGTTCGGCGATGTCGTCGTCTACGCGGCGATCTGCCTCGAGACGGGCAAGACGGCGCTCAAGCTCATCGACGCGCCTGGCGAGATCCGTTTCAGCCATCGCCAGACTCGTGCCGGCGCCGTCGCAGTTCTCGATCGAGCACCGCGGCGACCAAGTCACCGGCGGCAGATCGTCCAGCCGCGGTGATGTCGCCGAGCTCGGCCTGCAGCCTTTCAGCCGACATGGTTTCCGCGCGGACGGCGAGCTCTGCGAGCGCATGGTCGACCAGGCGGAGAGCGAGAGCGGCGGCGGTCATGCGGCGTCGCCTTCGAAGTCGTCATCGTCGACAACGGGTGGTGAGACGAACACGATGTCAGGGTCAGCAGCACCGATTGTCATCAGCTTTCCGCTCTGTTTTACTTTCACACGAACTCTGCGTTCCTTGGGATAGATCTCGTCGATGACGCATAGTCCGAGCTTGGGAATCTCGGTCTCCATGCCGACCCAGCACGGTCGTGGTTGCCGTCTTTTCTCTTTCTCGGCCCTGGTGATGGGGACACGACGCGAGCCCTTGGCGAGCGGCGTCGTGTTCCCGTTCTTCAACGCTGATGAAGTGCTCGACGGACCATTGATCGTAGAGCGCGACGGTGGACGGCGGGCTGTAGGCAGCCCGCCTCCAGGCGCTTCAATGGGTTCATCAATGGGTTCACTCAAAGGGTTCCTCCCCGGATTTCCGTGGGGTTTGGCGTCGGATTTCCGTGGGGTTTGGCGTCGGATTTCCGTGGGGTTTGGGTTCGATCCACCCTCTTTCAAACCCTTCGGATTTCCGTGGGGTTTGACTTTATGGATAAGCCTGTATCGATGGGTCTGTCCTTTGCCGCCGGCGGTCCATGAGATGCTCAAATGACCGGCTGACTCGAGTGCCACTAATGCGGCATGCACTTGGGTCCAGCCTCGGCCGACGACGGCGGAAAGCGTGGGCACCGATGGCCATGCCTCTTCCGTCTCTCGGTTGAGATAGATGGTTGCGATCGCTGTTCCGATCGCTCTCGCCAGCAGCGGCAATGACACGTCCGTTATGACCTGCTCTATCCACGCCAGCTTCCTTGCCGTGAAGTCGTCGGCGGGTTTACTCATGTCGACCGCCTTGACGCTCAGCAGCGCGTAGCGCGCGGCGCTGACGTCGGTTGAGCTTCGGGATCAGGTTGAGCTTGTAGATCGTGAATTCCTCGCCCTCGAAGACGACGAACTCGTCGTCCTCGATATTGGTGATGCCGTTGGCGGCCAGGATGGCGTCCTGCTCGGCGCGCGAAAGCTGGCGGCTCATTGGTCAGCCCATCCGTCGACCGCATGACGTGCATTTGAACCGCTTGCCAGCCAGCAGCTCGGCCGGGAGCTCGACCTTTCCGCGGTGACCACAAGGGCATCGGAGGATCTTCGTCACCATCTCCGCCGCGGCTGCTTCCTTGCGGGCGCCCCGTCGCGGTTGACCTATGCTTTCGGCGCCGTGGCTCGCGATTCGCTGGCGGTCGCGGCTTTTGCCCCAATCACGCTTTGCCATCTGACGCCCCTCGGCCGTGAGGGCTGGCCTCGCGAAGGATCTGAACGGCCTCGATCGGGCCGACGCCGAAGCGCCTGCGCAGCATCGGGACGAGCGGCCGTTCGGCCGTCGACCAGTTCTCACGTAACCAGGCGACAGCGCAGTCGTGGTCGGTAGGAGGCGTGGCGGTCATTGTCATTTTTCTTCCCGCAGCCGATCGGCTTCCTTGTGCGCGAGCAGTAGCTCGGCCGTGGTAAGCTTGAAGTGATCGCGTAGCGCATGGGCATAGACGTTCGCGGGCGGCAGCTGCGATCGCGGCGTTTCCACAAGCCAACGAGCACATCGCGCGATCTTGTCGTTGCCGGCGAAATTCACCGGCGACATGGTTATGCGTCTCTGGTCTGGAATGTGGTTTTGAGCCCAAGCTTGGCGGCGATCGGCGCGACTGGTACCACGATCCTCTTGCCCATCCTGATCGTGTCAAAGTCGCCGCGCTTTGCGGCTTCATAGGATCCGTTGCGGCTTAGGCCGAAGAACACGGCGCCAGCGTCTGGCACGTCGACGGTGGCGCGCGACAAGGCTTCATCAAGTGTCATGTAAGCGATCTCCTTTGTTACTAAAATTACGTAATAAAGGATCACAGGGATTGAGCGCAATCGTTTTTTGTGTAATTTACCAATCAATACTGACAGGGACCAAAACGACATGGCGCGACCAAAGCTTACCGACGGGCAAATCGAACGATTCCAGATGGTGGTACCGACGGACGAAATCGGCGCGATCGAGAAGTGGCGTTACAATAATCGCATCACGTCAAAGTCGGAGGCGGTTCGCCGCCTGTGCCAGATCGGCTTGGCATTCGATAGTGAACAGCGATCGGCAAAGGATCTCATACGGAGCGCGCTCGACGCGACCACCACCGGGATGAGAGATCTTCTGGACGAGGCTGCAAATGCCGACGTCGACCTTAACGAAAGGCTTCGCCGTATCGCCTCCACGTTGATGGCAGCGGTTACGGCCGAGCTCGCCGCGTTCCAGGACATGGTTACGACCGACGGCACCGCCACAGCGATGCAGCGAGATGGCGAGATCGAGGACCTAAAGCTGGAGATCGCGAAGCTCAAGAAGGCTCTGAAAGGAGCAAATCGATGAGAGGAAATATCACCCGTCGCGGGAAAGGTTCCTGGCGCCTGAAATTCGATCTCGGCACAGATCCCGCCACTGGCAAGCGGCTAACCCAATACGCCACCGTGCGCGGCACGAAGAAGGAAGCCGAGGCAGAGCTTTCCAAGCGGCTACATCAGGTCGACGGCGGCAACTATGTGGCCAACTCAAAGGAAACGGTTGCCGAGCATGTCCGGAACTGGCTCAGCGCCAAAGCCGACCTCGCAGCGACCACAAGGGAGCGCTTCGAGAAGCTGGTCGAGAACCAGATCGTTCCGCAAATCGGCTCGCTGATCCTTCAGCAATTACGGCCTGCCCAGGTCACAGCATGGCACAACACCCTGCGCAAAGAAGGCGGCAAGGAAGGCGGTCCGCTGTCGCCGGCTACGGTTAGGCAGGCGCATAGAGTGCTGCACATGGCACTCGCAAGCGCGTTCGAAGACGAGAAGATTGCGCGGAACGTCGCGTCCGGGAGGAAACTCCCTAAGGCGAAGAGCGCGGATATTCAGATCCTACAGGATGGGCAGATCGCACCCCTGTTGGAGGCATTGCAGGGCCATTGGCTATCGCCTGTTGCCACCGTGGCTGTTGGCTCTGGCATGCGCCAGGGCGAAATCATGGGACTTCGTTGGGCTGATATTGACCTGGACAAGGGATCGCTACGGGTCGAACGGACCCTTGAGGAAACCAAGGCCACAGGGCTTCGATTTAAGGCGCCGAAGTCGAAGGCTGGTACACGCACCATTTCGTTGCCCGCAAGCACGGTGGATGCTCTAAAATCGCACAGGAAGCGGCAGCTTGAGATGCGCCTCGCGTTGGGGCTTGGGAAGCCAGGGAAAGATGCGCTTGTCTTCTCCGGGCCTGATGGGGACCCTATAGCACCGTCCCGCGTCGCAGGAGCTTGGCGCGATGCAATCGCCCGTTTGAGGCAGCGGAACGACAATGGCGCACCGCCTTTGGTTGAGCATCCAAAGGTTCGGTTTCATGACCTCAGACACACCCACGCTTCCGCCCTCATCGCGAGCGGGCTAGACGTGGTTGCAATTAGCCGTCGTCTAGGGCATGCGTCGCCGGTGGTCACGCTGTCGATCTACGCCCACTTGTTCAAGAGGTCGGACGACGGTGCGGCTGCGGCGATAGAAGCTGCGATGAGAACGGGCGCAGAACAGTAA